CACAATGTCATCCGGCTTAAACAGCGACAATATCCCGTGATAGTCATTAAACCCATCTAGCCCCTGGGGGCTGCTCTCAAACATATCTGCAGGGTCCCAATTGTAATGGGTCAAGTACCTAGACTTGTTCGATTCGGCAATCGTTCCGATCCGGTCAATGATTTCTGCCTCGGCATCCTTCTGGACAGCCAATGTCCTCGGTGCCGTTGTCCCTCCGGACATAATGTTAACCGGCCTGTATAACGGATCATCCAGAATCAACTTGCGAAGTTGCTTGTTGACCAAATCCCTATGCGCAACGCATGATGTATGCCAGCAAAAGACTGTTGGTACGCTATCAATGAAGACTGTGGTATCCCTCACCCTAGTATGACTGGTGTGGGTATGTTCCCCTGGACACTTGCACAGCCCGTGATTCTCGGACTGCCAATCCACTTGGCCTACGATCTCTTCAGCTTGCCGTTGTTTGTCGTTCATATCACAAACTCGCTTGGTACTTTAAGGTATTCAACATAATCCTGAATGTAGGTATTGCTTATGACAATTGCTTGATCGTGTCCGAATTTTTCAAATGGAACAATTAGTTTGAAGGCAACCCCAAGATCACCGCTTAGCCCTACGAGAAACCAGTAATCTGCTGGAAATGTATCTGGATCTGATGACGCTTTAAACTGATACCTATTATTGGTTTTTTGAAATGTGCATGTCTTTATATGGAATCCTCTAAATGTTCCATCATTCATTGCCACTATCCGATCTATCTTTGTGTGCGGATTGATTGACCTCCACGCATTCAGCCCATTGCTGATTGCCCATATATCAAACTGCAACTCACCTATCTCGCCGACCTTGTGCGAGTAGTGCATTGCATCAATTGACAATGCTGTCGTGCTTAATGTTTCCGTTTCGGCTGCAAAGCCAAACAGATACTGTTCTGGCTGTTCGGCCAAGCCACTAAACATCTTTATCTCTTCACTCATAGAAATTCAAACTGGCTCTGATTCAAGGGGTAGACACACTGAGGAAACGCCCGATGCAAGATCTCCTTGCATACCACAACGCCAGTTAGTTATTTGGTTTCTAGTTCTATTGCCTTTCTGGATGCCTCAACAATATCCTCAGCCGTAATGTTGCGGAGCGCATTGCACCACATCTGAGTCTTGGGTGTCTTGTTGGTTGCGTCCTTACACTTGGCCTGTGGCAATCCTGCATGAGGACGGCAAGGCGAATGCGGACATACTTCCGGCTTAAACACCGACACGTTGAGCGGGTAGTAGGTCATCCGGTCTTGCGGGTCATAGCTACCCCACAGCGACACGCACGGCGTGTTAAGTCCGGCGGCAATGTGGTTGACCGAACTATCCGGAGCCACCACAAAGTCTGCGTTGGCAACGACAGGGAACAGCGATCGGATCGCCTTGGTCGTATTAAACAAGTCAATCACTCGGGGATGATCAACAGTAAAGTTGTTGCTGTTGTCCAATCCAATGATCACAGCGTGATGTTCAGGATATGCTTCCAGCAATGCCAGCACAGCGTCCTGCCCCATCCTGGGTGGATATGTCCTGGTGGGACCAGAGGACGAAACATGGTAGGCAAAGAACTTCTCCGGCAACGGCCATTTGCCCAACGCCTTGATCTCTTCATGGTCGGGTTCGATCAGGTGAAGCACAGGCTTGGAATACTTCGCCATCGTCTTCTCATCCCACACGCCCATCCACTCGTAGATCCGCTTGTAGCAGTTCCCACCACCCGTCCCGAGTTTAGTCTCACCAACTTGACCGCTGAACAAGTCATCGGTTGGAAGGTGGGCATCGTATGAATCCCATGCCTCCAGGGTGCAAGGCAGCGGGAAAAGCTTCGCGCCTAGTCCGGCGTAGAGTGGAAGGTTCCTGGCCGGTGCGTAAACATCGACCACACCACCGGACTCTTGCACAAGGTAGTTCACAAACGCTGTTGCGATCACGGCATCTCCAATGGCTCCGGCGCGGTAGACAGCAGTAGCCCCACCAGTTGCCCTGCCCTTGTAGTACGGCTTGATCTTGTGAGGGCATGGGATTGAGTCAGCCCATATCCCGCCCGTCAATTCGTCCGGCAACATATAGGTGTTGCGAACGTGAAGAAGATTGTCATCCACCTTGTGGATTGAGTTTGTATTATTTGTCCATAGTTTCATTTGGTTTTCTCCTCGTAAATAAAGAACGCTGCCAGAATTGCGATGCCTATCGTAAAAACAGCAATAGCCACAATAAGTTTACCTATGGCTAGTCCTGCTCCGACAATGATCCAATCCAATAGTGCGCTCATTTGGTTTCCTTGTTTATCATGTGAATGAAGATCGGAGTCTGGTCACCTACATACGCGCCTGCAATATTAAAATCGAAGTACTCTAAAGCTTCATCGTATTTCATCCCGTCCTTCATGCATTGCTTCAGCACCAGGTCGGTGTCGTAAATCGCGCACAGCTTGCCGCCGAACACATTGCCAACTCCAACGATTGCGTCATCGAAGCCATCCGCGAACAGCATCGTCTCGGCATCCTCTCCGTAGTCTTGTAATATCTGATCCCGTATGTTCATTCACCCTCCGTTATTTCTTTGCAGATTAAAGCCGCGGCATCCACCTGGGCAATGATCTGAATGATGTCAATTGCATGCCCGTGATCCGCGCGATCCCTCTCTACCGCCAGCTTTTCCCTTGCAGAGAGAAGGATGTCGCGCGCCCACCGGAGTCGATTCTTTTCCTCAACTTCCATTATTTTTCGGACTTAATTTTGTATTTACTTTTGCCAGCAGCAGAAAGTGCAATCGCAACCATCTGCTTGTGCGAGCGCGGAACACCATTGGCTCCCCGCTCCTTGCCGCTTTTCTTATTGTCCATCGCCAACTCATGCATGTTCTTCGATACGTCTTTACCTAGTGGCATATTGTATTCTCCTTATTTGTAATAGGGATTCGGCACCTCCGGTGCTTTTACCCCGAAACTTGGGTTTTCACATCTACGACAATCACGAATATCAAAATCAAGTATCTCCCCATTATTAAGCAACACAGTAAAAATCTTATTATGATCCATGCCGTAATCCGTAACCAGGAATGCAAGCCCCTCACCCTTTGGGGTCATCATCCATAGCTCCGGTTTAAGTTGAATCATCTCCATGCTGGTCCTGTAAACCATCCAACCAACACCCACCTAGTACCCCATATTGGCGCACGGGCGCGATGCTCCAGGTAGGACGGGAACCAGCATCCGGCTCCCTGCTCCCGAATAAACTGCTTGTTGTCGATGTCGGCCTTAATTTGCAATCCGCCGCCCAAGTACTCGGTAGGATCGGATAAATTTACAACTGCTGTAAGTTTCCTTTCGCTTCCATTATATGAATCGAAATGCCACCAAAACTGCTGGAGAGGTGAGTACTTCAATATCTGCAACTGCTGCAGTCCGGTAATGTCAAACTTCCAGTTCTCCGCATTAATCATTGCGGTTAGTTCGGACATGATATTGTAAATCCACTTGTGATGCTGGCTGTTTGGAATCCAACAGGATGAGCAAGACCTGGCAAAAGACTTCTTAACCGAACCATCCTTCTTCATAACTGTGGCTCGCTTCATGCCAATGATCTGTGCATCATCCCGAAGCATCACGCATTGCGCAGGGGTAAGAACGTAGCGATCCACGCTCGCACCAAGAACCTTCTGAACATATTTATTTTCCATTATCAATCTCCCTTTTTAACCAGTAGAACAATGCATAAGCACCAAAGAATAGGAAGGCGAGTAAAGATGCCAGGAATGACATGTAAAGAACAATCCAGCACATTGCCCATGCAAAATCAGCAATTGCCACCAACATCATTTTGTAGCCTTGAAGACCCGCCTAATCAGAGTCTTGTTATCAATTGGAACACCTGATGCTCGGCACCAAAACCCAACTGCGCCTATTTTGAAATCTCGTATTAGCTTCTGGATCTGGTGGACATTCTTATATTCCTCGCAATCACCCAAGAAGAATCTTTTCCCAAGGTTACGGCGCATGATCTTCATTCCGTCAATCACACCGCGCCGTTGCAGTAATCTCACATCATCAATCGCTCGCTTGGCGACTTCTCCGGCAAGTTGCTGAAGCTTCTCATCGTAACATCCCTTTGTAAGATGGCTGGATCGCATCAGTATCTCCGCTTTGTCTTCTTCTTATGTTGCTCAATCCATTTGGCATACTCGTTCCATAGGTAGGCAGCGTCCTGCGCTTCCTCCTTTGTATCGAATATATCGGTCAATGGAGGTAGCCCGTTTGTGGGTACAGCCCCCCATAGGCGTGGACCAATCGTGTATCCGGCTGTGGTATGTATGCGCCACTTGCCACACTCGGGTACGACCTTGACTGTTGTCATCGTCCAAGCTCCACAAGCTTTGCATCGTCAGACTTGATCTGCTCAATCAGCTTTACCATATCTCCAGACTGACCGGCGTAATGGATGCAGTACGCATCTTTGTAACGATCCAGACCAAAGTGCGACTCAACGCTGGTCATACAGTTGTAGGCTGGATCAAGTTCCTGTAGCGGAACATTCCACAAGTGGATCATAATGTTCATCCAGGTTTGTTCGGCAAAGTGGTTCGGAAGCAGTCCAAGCGGCGGCATCGACAATACGCCAACAGCCTTGGACGATATGATAAACACTCCGGTGTTGACATAGAATCTCGGGTCGATCCTGGCACCAAATGCGCCTGCAAGTTTACCCATGTCATACTTGCGATCCAAGAATGCCCCCTCATCGAATGCCTTGAACATCTCGACCTCTTCACCCATGTCATCGCAATCGTTGGCAATAAGGATGTCGCAATCCACAAATGTGACTTGCTCGTATCCTTTGGTTGCCATGATGTTTCCAATCGCAGACTTGCTGTATTGGACCGGCTCGATCAAAGGCTTTTCAAGGGCAATAAAGTCAATCTTGTGCCGCTTGCAATAGGCTTCCATCCTAGGCCTGGTAAGATCCAGAACCTTCTTCCAATTGTCTCCAAATGCTTGTGTGACTAGCGCGCGCTTCATTTATCCCTCTTGTCGTAGTCTTCCCAGGTGTAATTCCACGACTCTCTGATTGCTTCATCTCTTGTTTCGTATGTATCATAATGGGTCCAATCATCTTTGTTCCCATAGCCAGCTTCGTCTAGATAAACCGACCATTCCGGCTTACCATTTTCATCCATTTCTTTTACAATCCATCTCATAATCTCGGAACCTCCTTTTTGATTTGTGCTAACACGAAGAGCGACCTTACAAGCGCACGCTCCAGGTGGTCAATACTTGTTTCGCCATTGTTATCCGGACACGGCGTGGATTTGTGAAGTTGCATCTGCGCTGTGGCAAGGTGCCGTATCGCTCTGGCGATGTGGTAATCGTGCGTAGGACGATCTTTCTCCAACCAGTCTCCATAAGCAGACTTATCCGATCCCTTACCCATCACACGCCACACGATCTCTTGCGCAGCGTTGCCCATCTCTTGGATCGTTGGAGCGTTCATAACTTCATCCCTGGAGGAGTGTATTGCTTCACCCAAGACCAAATCTTCTGCATAGCGCAAAAGGCTATTCCGGCCTGGTAAAGCTCATCATCATCCCAAACCTTCGTCATCAATGTGCTTGGATTATTTGAAGCCAAAACAACAGATACACACGCGCATTGTGGATTTTCTGAAGCAGTCCGGTATGCCCAAAGTTGGGCGCAGTCCGTGTCGTAAAACGGATCGTACTTTGGATTAACCTTCCGGTTCTTTAGGTCGATGATAGCGTCACCCACATTGCGTAGCTTGACGTAGGCATCACACCTTCCCGCATAGCCTGCGCCGACAAGACCCTTTTCGCACCAGTAGGTTTTCTCAACGTTTGCATCGGCCCACTTCTTAAATGTTTCGATGTATGGAGCAAGTGTTTCATCTCCTGATATAGGTCTTCCGAGTAGGATGTTTTCCATTTCGGTATGCATTTTTGTGCCGTGTTCCGCCGCCTTGCTTGTCGATTCTTTCGAGTCTTTAACGACCCGCTTTGCGTATTCTTCGAGTGTTTCATTTTCCTCCTTTGGCAGCGTCAAGCATGCCATAATTGCCTGTTCAATTTTCCAGTTCGTCAACTGCGGTTTATCCAGAATAGATAGAATGCTTGTTACACTAGGGTACAGAAGCATCTTCCTGGCATCTGCCACAGTCGTGTTACGGAAGTTTCCATTCTTTCCCATGATCGTATGGGCGGATTCACCTTCAGCCGTATACCAATGACCCGCCTGATCGCTGTGGACCAGACGGGTATTGGATGGCTCCTTACTCGTAATGGTAAGTGCCATATAACTTAGAACGGAACGTTTTCGCCGTTGCCGTCTTTGTCTCCGATTTTAACAGAACCAGCGGTAGATTCAGTTGCTCCAAATTCTTTAGATGCACGAATCTTATCCTGCAACCATTCCGGCATGTCCTTGAACTGACCGCCTTCCTTCTCCTCAATCTCGTAATACATGAGATCGTTGGTGGTTTTGGCAGGAGCAGTCATGCCCTTGGGAAGCTTGGAAGCTCCGGCAATGGCGCAGTATTGCCGCCCCTGCTGGCTGGTCTTGTGGATCAGCGTCAGCATGGCTGGCTTGCCAAGAAGGTTCTTTAAGCTGAATGCCTTTAGCTCTGCTGCCGTGAATGTCTGACCGCGCCATTGTTCGAGCAACTTCCGCAGGCTGGCTTTCTCGCCAAGGCTACGGGTCTGTTCGATGGATACGACCATCGGCTTGCTGATCTTGGTGCGCTTGCCTTTCTCCTCAACCTCGAACTCATCCGTTTGATCCGGAAGCTCGAATGTAAGGCGAACCTTGGGGGACCATTTCTCCTGGCCGTCCCAATTCGTTTTCTGGTGACCAAGGTCGACCAGGCTGTAAAGAACGCCAACTGTTGCTCCGGCTTCGGGCAACTTGCGTTCCGTGTTTTTTGATGTTTCACTTAAGGTTAGTGCCATGTTATCTCCTTTATTTATTTGGGTTTTGTATTGGTTGTATGTATGTGGGGTGAAGTTCGTCAGGCTTTTTAACCCAGAATCCTCCGCCTACTGCGGTGTGGGTTAAGGCATTGGCATGCTCGATCTCCATGCGAGGAGGAGCAATTGTTCGCGCAAGTTCACAAATGTCATCGGCTGTCAAAATGACCAGCCACTTCTTCTCTCCGTTACGCCGGAAGAACACCGCTGGGATCTTTCCATTCGGACAATCGCGCATGGCCTGCTGCATCCAGGCTTCCGGCTTTAATTGCTGGCAACGCTTGCCCTCAATGTGAAAAGGAAAGTTCTCGCAAACCACATCCCCGCTACCACCCTCTGGATTTCCGGCATACTGCTGGCTACGGCGAGCCTTCTGCCAGCCCTGCTCCCGCAAGTATCCCGCCAACTCCCGCTCTCCCGCTGCGCCCTTTGCCCTGCTATTGATTTTTCCCATCCGCTGGTTCTAGCGGAACAAACCATATCGCGTCAACAACCAAATTTAATTACGATAATACTTATTAGCTTCCCTAATATCCCTGTTGAATTGGCGCATCATTTCGTAAACAGTAAGACCCTCTTTAACTTCTGGATTCTTATTCAACCATGCAATCGCTTCATCGAAGGATTCAACATCCCTCATGGCTTCCTCAAACTTTGCCCATGCTTGCTCTTCGGTCATAGGTTCTGAAATACACGCCAGCCCTGTCCTGTCGAGGGACAAAGTTTTGTTGTCAAAGTCTTGCACTTTGCAATTGGCAACAACCAGAAAAGATCATCATTCATCGCCCAGCATGCAACGTAATCCACTCCGGTAATTGGCCGCTTGGGAATGTTAAATCCATTTCCAATTGATGTAGTAAATCTGTATTTGGTTCGCCCATGTTCGATTGCCTGGGCAGTCTTTACCTGGAGCCGGTGAAACTTTCCATTCTTTTCGGCCACCAAATCATATCCTGAAAAATCCTCATATGGTTCAAGCACATTGTAGCCACATCGTAGCAACGCGCCTGTAACGCGAGCCACTCCAATTGCACCAACTTGTCGAGAGCCTAATTTCATGCTTGACGGATTTAGATTTGTCCTAGAGACTTTTCACCATGAAAGCAATAATAATGATTTTAGTGACGGCGATGCTGATGGCATCGGCGATGGCGGATGATTTTGATGGCGGTGTATACGATTCTGGATATGCCGTGTTCAGCGGAGGAAAAGGTTTAGCCATAACATCGAATGGATTAATAGTAAATGATGGCATTTTAAAGCTTACTCCAAATGGATGCTATTCTTCATGCGGCGATGTTTATTATGGTGGTAATGAAATTGTAACAAAAACAGGATATCTTTATTATGGATCTAATGGAACAAAGGTACAGGTTGGGGATTATTATTCTGGAACAGCAGGATCAACATATGTATTTGAGAATGATACAGAATAACTAGCCTCCTCCAAATGCTGACAATCTATTGTTAATTCTATTTTCAAGTCCAACAATAAACTTCCTTCTTCTTGGATCTGCCGCGGCTCTTGCTCTTTCATCATTTAATTGCGCTTGGCTTGCCGCAATCATAAGGTCTTTGGGATTTACGCTTCCGATTGCTGACAATGTTTTAGGTCCGATTGCACCATCAACAGCCACATTCTGGCCGAGGCTTCTCAATCCCTCTTGAAGATACTTTGTTGCACCGCCCATTCCACGATTAAACGCGAGATCCTGCGCGAATGGCTGGATGGCTTGCGGAAGTTGTGATACGAGTGGGGCTGTGTACTGGCTGATGTATTCGGCTGCTGCCGCTTCCCTGTCTTGGGCTGGCAATCCAGCGATCTTTCTGAATGCTTCTGGATGGTATCTGTCATTGATTCCAGCTACCTCATAATCTCCACCCATATCCCCCTCTGGCAAGGCGTATACGGAAAGATTGCCCTTCTTGTCCCGCCTACCCTCCCAATTGACTGTGGTTTTTGCCGCATTCAGTAAATCAAAATTTGATGCACCTACTGATGGCTTTATTTCCGGTTCAATGACATCAAAGCCAAGATCAATTTTATCCTGTTTCTTTACTGCCATGACCGGTTGTGGCTGTGGTTGTGGCTGTGGTTGTGGCTGTGGTTGTGGCTGTGGTTGTGGCTGTGGCTGAATATTATCCTGCATCATCTTCTCGTATCGTTCCATTTTATTTCTCCTTTGGCTTCAAATATTCCCTATTATAATTCAAGAATTGTCTTTTTCCGTCTTCGGCTCCGCGTTCGTACGCTCTCTGCAATGCCTTAATTTTAAAGTCTGGCTCCATTCCATCAAATGTTGGACTTTCAAAAAGCTTATCAACAAGAGCCTTTCTTCTTTGGCCAACATATTCCTGGTAAATTGCATATTGGTTTTCATCAAGCTTATATGTCACTTTTTTATCCATAACATTTCTGGATGGCACAGATGGCAGGGTATCTGGATTATTTGTTTCTTTCCAAAGTTTATATAATGAAAGATTTGTATCATCACTTGGAACCATGCGTGACCTTGTGACATCTAGGAAATTATAAAGAAATGGATTTGCCCCTTCAGGAGTTTGCTTGATTGGATTGCCCCACATATCTCTTTTTAGTGGAAGCTCTTCCGCGCCAACTGCCTCGCGCGCAAACTCTGGCATTTTTGACTTAATAACATTTGCAAATAGTTGCAAGCTATTATCCGTTCTTGTGTCAATCATATTCTCTCTGCTTGCCTTGTTAAAGGCTTGCAATGTATTCGGGAACGGAATTGATGAAATTGTTCCATACAATGATTCAAGATAGCTGTCATAATCTTCTTTTGATATTGCATTAAGAAGAGTATTCGTACTTTTTAGGAATGTTTGATTAAGGGTATAGCTTGCAACTGATGGCAAGCCTTTCAATGTAACATCCATCATATCTTCAACTAGTCCGGAACCCTCATTTTTGCTCAGAACATTTGAGTAGACATTAAATATTGTTCCAAGATAACCAAAGTTCTCAAAGCTCCACATTTTATCATTGGGTTGAATTGTTGGATCTTCTCCATTTAATAACCTATTCAATCCAGACATGTTCAGCGTATTAGGTGGTTGTGTTTCATATTGCATTCCACGTTCTTTTGCTGATTTAGGTGCAGATCCAACAATAATTCCTGCCCTATAAAGTCCCGCTGCCGCGCCACCAATTACTGTCCCAACAATCCCGCTGGCAGCCATTTCCAATGCCTTCCTTCTGTCCCCCTTGCTTGCATAATATGCGCTTTTGGTAAATGCCAATCCAGGCACGGCCAAATCTACAACATCGGAAACAACATTAACTGGAGTTTTTGTGTACGGCGCAACAATTGATTTAATTAATGGCCCAACTGCTGGTATTCCTTTTACCGCATTCGCCACAACTCCAATTACAGATGTAAGTTTTGTATCCTGCTGGAATGTTGCCTTGGCAGCCTCATTTGATATTCCCTTTAACTCGCCTTTAGTGGGAAACTTTACACTTGCCAATACTTCTTCTGGATTCTTACCGGCCAGTATTGCCTGTTCTGCCAACAAACGCCCCTCTGCCACTCCCCTTGCCGGAACGTCACCAAGAGTTAACGCCCTTCCTACTGGTTCCGTATACAATCCAATTGTTCCTTCTACAAACTTTCTTAATCTATCGACAAGTTGGACATTGCCCTTGGCATTTGTAACCATGTCCTTCCCTGTGAGTGCTTGGGCAAACGATTTGAATACCCTAAATCCTTTTACACCCTCACCAGCCAAAGCCGAAGAAGCGGGAATACCTTCACCAAAGAATGCGCGAATAGCTTCTTTTGTTTTTTCAGCACCGCGCATCATTGCTCCTCTTGTTGTAAGTGGAGATTGAACCATTGTTCTGGGTTGCTTTGTCACATAACTGATTACTGCATCGCCAGCAGTTGCAAGGGATCTCACTCCTAGCTGGCCAACTGCCCTAGCCACATTGAAGACTGGATTTTTAACAAGAGATAATGGGCTTAAAAGCGTAAGTTGAATTGCCTGTGGAAGTATTTCGCCAAAAATCTTTTTAGGCAAAAGACTTTCAGAATATCTTTGTAATTGTATCGTTGCTTTGGCTGCTGCATTTCTTGCATTTTCAGCAATAATAGCTGTTGCATCTGTAGGATTTGATCTATAATTTTTTTCAGCATCAATTAAAATCGCCTTTGCTTTTTTGCTGGCATTAAACAATTCAATAATCTTGTTTTTTGCATAATCCGGAATAATTCTTTTATTTGCTTCGGCTGTTTTTATAACGGAAGCCAAATATCCAGCTGGGGTTTTTAGGTATTCCTGTATGTTTCTTAATCCAAGTCCATATGAAGAAGCTGCCTTTACAACCTCATTCCAATTAATTGAGGCAGAATATGGGTCGGAATCAATTTGCCTTGCAAATAATAGTGCATTTGCACCATCTATTTCAGATTGATTATTAGATGATGCAATTGGATTACTTCTTGCAATCTTATTTAATTCTTCATCAGAAAGCTCTTCAAGGTTTTCACGAATAGCACCTACTGGAACATTTTTCCTTACTGTATTCGGCTGAAGCGCAACCTCTGCTTTGGTTTCCGTGGGAACATTTTCAGATTTTAACACTCGTTCAGCCGTCTTTGCTATTTTAGATCCTTCTGGAACTTCTGGCATCTTAAACTCTGGACGAGTTGTACCTGGTTTAAATCCTTCCTCGCCAATGGCCCCGGGGCGAATTGGTTGCTTGCCTTCTGGCGAAACTTCTAGTGCGCCTCTGATTAGCATTGTCTCCGATCCTTCTTTTGAATGAGGCAATGTTATTCCCTCAATGCCTTGTTTTTTTAGGGAATCAAATACTGGTTTGTCGAGCAAGCCAGATTCAGGTGGAATTTTGTTTGAGATTGAATTTCGCAATATATTGGCAAGCCTAACCTCTCCAGATTCCCTCAAGTCAGCCTCAACAGCAGATAAGGTTTTATAAAAATTATCTGGATTTCTCCAGTCAATAATTCTGTCTGTCGGTATGTTTATCTCGTAAATTTTCCCCTGCTCTGCCAATGCTTTTTTGTATGCTTCGATTTTTTCAAGCGCAGAACTTGCTTCATCAAATTCTTTTGATGACAAGAATTGATCTGGGTTTGCAGTTGGATCTTCTCGAAGACCCTTTCTATACATATCGTAAGACAATCTCTCTTCACTTGTTAATCCAACTTTATTTAAGTCAACATCCTTTGTCCTCGATAGCCTATATGAAGATGAAACATCTTTTGATTCAGACACAAAAACAAGTCCTCTTGCATCACTTTTTATGTTTTCAATAGATGTTGCTGGAGATCCATGATAAAATGTTTTTGTTGGAACATTCTCGGTTGCCGCAGTAGCAGCTTTTGGAACAATAGTTTCTGGAGGTTGTGGTTTTACTTGTAAGGAAGGAGTAACCTTCGGTTGCATCAATTGTTGCAATTTATCAATACTCTTTGTAGGACCAGACAATCCAGCACCAACAACCATAGGAGTTGCAATCTCAAGCGATTTTGTGGCTATTGGGAATCTTGCAATATCAGCTTCGCGCAATCTCTGATAGTCTGCGTAACCCTTCTCTCCGGCCAATATCCTTGCAAGCCCAGCCTGCCCCATCTTTCCTGCCTCATATCCAGCAGTTCCCCCAACAAGGCCACCCGCAAGAACTCCAGCAGGACCACCAACTGTACCAGCCGCGGCACCAACCAATGCTCCTCCAACTGCTGCAGCACCAGGGATGATTTGCTCGCCTACTGATCGCAATGACGCACCAAGAAGAGTTGGAGGCCTTTCTTCAATGCGAACGATCTGTCCATCCTTTGCCTTACCAACTGCAAAACCAACTCCCTTCTCCTTATCAAATCCTGACGATACAGTAAGCACACCCTCATCCATCGCCTTCCTTACCGCTGGCAATGCTTCCGGTTGAATTAATCCTTTCTTGATCGCCTCCTCGGTTGGTGCATACCCAGCGGATATAGAACCATCTGGCCTTGTCTCTGGAGGCAATGCCTCAAGAGCATCTGTTGCCTTTAGCAATGCATCTTTGGGAGATAATCCAGACTGAATGTTTTTGTTTAATTCATTATTAAGAAAATCAGCGCGCTCAGGAGCGTAAACATCAAGTGGATTCCCACCCTGCGCAACATAGTCTCGCTTTATTTGAGACAGGTATTGCCTGTCTGGCTCAATTACATCAAATGACTCGGAAGGAGTTGGTTGAGTTTTCTCTGGCTCAATTACATCAAAACCAGCATCTTGCTGGTTTTTTCTTGCCTCTGGTTCAATAATGTCAAACCCCAAGTCGGGACTTGCCATTGTATTATCTCATCCTTACTTTGCCGACACCTTGAATGTAAACAATATCTCCAGCTTTTGCGCCAGCATTAATTGCCTCGTCTCTTGATTTATATGTAGGAACGGCCTGTTGCGGCTGTACTGCTGGTTGCGTCTGTTGTTGCATTTGTGATGCTGGTTGTGGCTGGGATGGACTTACTACAGAAGGAACACCATAGTTTGCTGGCATTTGCTGTGATTGAATTGACTGCAATTTCATTCCAGCAATATTTCTTTTTTCTTCTGTTGATGCTATTTTGTTTTCAATATCTTTAGTTTGCTGTGCATATGATTTACCAAACAAAGCACCAGGCAACCAATCTGGACCAGGTTTCTCTCCGCCCATCCAACCAGCTTTTGCTGTAGCAATATCATTTTTCTTTTGTAAATTTTGTTCTAGCTCAATCTCTGCTGCAGCTAAATTTGCTTTTGATTTCGTATAATTTGCTTGCTGTTGAATCTGCCAATCCATTTGTTTCTGCCTTACCCATTCCTCCTTCTGCTCGCGTGGCAACGATGCGAATGGGATTGTGTCGCCATTTGCATCAATCTTGAAATTTTCATTTGGCAAAACTTGATTCGACCTAATAATATCCTTCTCTTGTTGATTTTGTGTGTATGAATTTAATGTTGCTCTTTGTAGTTGTTCGGATAATTCAGCCCTACGCAATGCATCTTTATCCCCAAAAGTTTGGGGAAACATTGCCGCCAAATCCATTGTAATTTTACCCATAAATCTCCTTAAATAGCTATATTAGGTATCAAAGATCCAATTCCAGATGCAATTGCACCAAACTGTTGCGCTCCTGAAGGCTGGCTTGCAACAGCGCGAGTATAATCTCCATATGTCTGAGCCTGGTAATTTGACATTGTATTGTAAATGTTTGCTGCCTGGCCGCTCATCTGAACAGGAATTGCAGGATTGGTTGTCTGGTAGAACTGGCTTGCATAAGGCTGGGTATTGAACTGACCAGGTTGAGCCTGGTTAGCATTGACATAATTCTGGAATTGTCCCTGCTGGTTTGCAAGACGTGCGTTGCCAAGGTTGTACAGCGAAGGTCCTGATGCCACAAAACCAGCAGCCGCTCCCAACCTGTTCTGTAAAAGAGCATCACGGAACGCCAGATCGGAACGTAATGCATCTCCGGTTGACTGACCAGAAGCCAAGAATTGCTGTGCCGCACCATAGCGTGCAAGCTTGCGAGCCTCGCCAGCAGCACCGATCTGCGCAGCCTCCTGTACTGCCGGTCCAAGACCAAAGATGTTTCCACGGGCAGTCTGTGCTGCCCTTGCCGCTTGTTCGTATCCACGCCGTTCTTCTGCTCCAAGCGTGGAGCCAAGTCGAAGCTGATTGACTGCTTCCTGTTCAAGCGTATTGCGAAGTGCTTCGGTCTGTGGAGTTGTAGTCGCACCAATATCCTCTGTGGCCATCTTGCGATACTGCTGACCAAGGCCAACAGCAGTCTTGTAGGCTTCAGGATCAATCTGCTTTAGTTGCTCTCCAGCTCGTTCTTCCGGAAGTTTAACATATTCACGAAATGCCGTGATCTCTTTTAATCCAGAAGGATCTTGGGCTGTGATAGGCTTGAAATCTTTAATCTGTGTATTAGCCGTAGAAATTGCATCATTGACGCTTTTTAAATCAGACTGCAATTCGCTGATGTATTGCTCGCTGGTTGTGCGCTGAGGGCTGTCTTTTGGCAATCCCTCTAGAAGCTTATTTGCCGTGTCAATCCTCTGCTGAATTCCGGCAACCTGTGCATTCCCTCGATCAACAACCGAGTTTAACTTTGCAAGCTTAGTTGTGTTGTAATCGTTGATGATGTCATCATCAGATACTTGGAAATTTAATTTAGACGCAAGGTCGGATGCGCCGTAATTGCGATCAGCCGAAAGACCACCAACAATATTTGAGTTTTTAGTTCCATCCATATTTGTTGCTGGTTGTCCTCTCAATCCCGCAATCTGCTGGGCTAGACTATTGTATCCCCCCTGCGTGTTGACAAAGTTATTTATCTTTTCATCAGCCGAAAGGTTTCCTGCTTTTTGCGCATCTCCAACAGCCTTTGCCAATGATTCTTGCTCCATGTTGGCATAGCTGTTTAGATAATCTGAAAGAGATTGACTTTTAGTCGATGCAAACATTTCCTCGCTGGTTGTCTTGTCGCGCGACTGAATATCACCATTTTTATCAACGTAATATTCTTTATACGTAATTGTTCCGCGACCAGCTTTACCTTGTGCTGGATTGTATGATGGCATAATTAAATTTCTCCAGCCCTAAACTTCTGCGTTGTGATCTTCTTGGCTTCTTCGTTTCGAGCAATAAGACCAGCAAGATCCATGTCATAAGTAGGATTGGCAATGCTCTTTGGATTGATGCTTCCCATGTAATCCACGGGAGCGACAGTACCAGGACGAGCAACATTCTGCTCAACCGATCCATATGGGCTTGTTCCATAGAGACGCTCAAATTGCCTAGTCATCTGATCACCAAGACCGCGATTCAACGCATAAGCCTGTGGGCTTTGTTCATAGGAACGGCGAAGATTTTCAAGTGTGCGCTGACCGCCATATTGACGCTCAAGTTGTAGCCCAGACTGCACCTGTGCCTGCGCATCAGCAGCAGCCATTTGACGTTCCAACTGCCTTTGTTCCGGCATGTACTTTACGCGAAGCTTATTCTCAAGCTCGGCAAGGTCAGGAGCCTTTTCAATGTAGGTTTCCAAGGAAGAACGATAATTAAGCGCGTTGGCCTGCGCCGATTTAAGCGGATCGGGAGGAGGCGGAGGTGCAGGAATGGATGGCGAGCCGCCCATTAGCGTAGTGCCTTTCTCATAAACTTCATGTAATCATACTCCTTTGGTTTACCGGAACGATTGAAAATGATCCGCTTGCGAGGACCAAAACGCTCCGCCAGGAGCAACAGCAAGCATCTCAAGGATTTAGCACCTTTTGAGGAGATCGTCAAGTCTACAAAGACATTCTCGCCATCTTCGCTATGCACATAATGGTTAGGCTTTTGCCCGTCTTTTACGCACCTAGCCAAGGCTACTCCGGCAATCTCATCCCCATCCCGTACAATCCCGACCATTCCCTGCTTCTCAAACCATCCAAACCATTCGGCCAGGTTATACCACATACCCTCTGGAACACCGCTTTGCTCGATGTACTCAATAGCTGTCATGTCACCAGTTCTTGCAAGACCAATACCTAGCAGTCATTTTGCTTGGTGGTTTTGAATCGCACCCGTGCCTAGCCCTAAAGCTACGCCTGCGATCTGGATTGTTTTTCTTAATCTTCATGTCCGGATCGCCGTATCGGATAGTCTTGGACTGACCATTCTGGCAGGCGCGGACAACAAACTTCTTGCGCTCGCCTGGAGTACGCCTTGGGCTGTTACAGGGCAATTCGCTCATAGTGATTTCTCAAGCTGGATTGTGTCGGGATTGGCCGCAGCCGTAATCTGGCGCAGGGACATCTTATTTGCCGAAGAACGAATCTTGATATTAAGCAAACGCCATTTGTCGTAAGAACGCAAATCGCTTGCAACTCTCTTCTTGAGGGATGTTGGCAAGGTTGCCGGTAACGTAAATGGAAGTGTCAAAACTGCGCTTGAAATATTAAGGTTGGGCTGAACCTCAATATCACCAACATCAATATCCCTTTGAATGGATATGTTTGTATCCGTTGAAAATGAATCTCCAAAAATTATTTCAAAATAGCTTCCATGCTTGTATGCAAATGGATCGCCAAATTTGTAATCTCTGGTACGAACAACTGATTCGTAATTGTAGGTTCCAGTTGAAGTAGTGGTCGTTGTTCCGGTTGAAATAGTATAAACACCATAATCAATATAATCGTTAGCAGTTGTTGCGGACGGTGCTTTATATCCTCCATAGGTAGTAATCTCCCCCGTGGTTGATTTAAGCATCAATCTTAATCCTTGATCTTGGAAATTTGCTATTGCAAAACCTATTGCCTTCCAACTCCATCTACCCTCAAAGCATTTTAAAATTGTATTATAAACAAGCACCGAATCATTGAAATCATTTGCACCAGTTGGATAGGCCAAGTAATACCTATTATCGTAAAAAGCTCCTTGGCATATATTGATCTTTGCAATATTTATTTCTTGGATTACATCTTTTACTGGTTCTGAAAGTGGCAATCCAATGGATGTGAAATCATCTGCCATTGAGCGTACGAGAGAGCGAATGCCATCATCACCAAGAAAGAATATGTCGCTGTTTACTTGGACTGCTGATGCTTCTGCAATACAACCCACATTATTTGAAATAAGCTGAATAGTCCAATCAGCGGCAGTTGTCATGTCCGGTGGAATTGTGATTTGGAATATCCGTCTCTTCTTAAAAACAATAATGCGATTTTGATAGTAAGGAACAATTGCAGTAATTTCATCACCATCATCTGCATTTACAACAACGCTATTTTGAGCGTCCCAGATTGATGCATCAAGAATATCAGAGCAATAAAGAGTATTTCTATCATCACCAGAACCAACTCCAAACAATCTATTTCCTGTATTAATTAAAAGTCTTAAATTTTGAGGAGGAGGGCTTACTGTTGCTGTAGCGGCTGCGCCATTCCCATCCCCAACAAAAGTAACTGTTGGTGTAGTTGAGTATCCAGATCCACCATCAACAACGGTTACTCCTGTTACAACCCCTCCGGCAACTGTTGTAATTAATGTTGGAAGTTGACCTCCCCAATCTGGTCCGGTAACAATTGCAGTTGCACTTGTATATCCTGTGCCGCCGCTTGTAATTGTGATTGCCCTTAGCTTTCCGCCCTGCCGTGTCGCAACAACTCCATCATAATAATATAATGAACCATCAGCATCCGCCATATACATCTTATTGTTAAATTGAGCCATGCTGACCTTTTGGTCGTACGCAGTATAAAATCCGTCAGCCCATAATTGGTTTTCATTATCCCAGGTTCTTGTGGCTCCGGTAAGGCTATTCCAAATGTCATCATTTGCATGCAATTGGGCATTGCCATTTGAATCAATTGTATAAAGTCTTCCCTGTGTAACCGTTACAAGTCTTTCGTAATCCGGAGTATCATAATATCTAAAACCGCCCAATGATCCCTCTTGGCTTGTGGTTGAAGTACAAAATGATTTAATTCCCCTCCTTGTTTCCAGGCTTCCCGCTGGAGACAAGATCATATTGTTTAACTGCTGGACTTGATTTTCTGCCAATAGGTCTGATTGGAGTGCGCTGACTTGGCCTCCATCAAATATTCTGGTTGCGTCAAACGCAATCAGATCATCCAAATTATCTGAGTAATAAGGCATAAAGCCTCCTTACGAAAGGAACATTTGCTCTACTGTCAATTCGCCAAGATTGTTGGGTGTAATTTGCTTAATCCCTCCAACCTGGCTTAATTCATAATTTGCCATTGCCGCAAGGTTTGTGCTTGCTTCTTGGGTAATTGCCTGCGCTTTTGCGTATTGACGCTCACGTTCCAGACCATCGGCATGAGTTAAATCAAGAACAATATTGTGAACATGTGGAAGACGAAGTTCATCATTCAATGCATCTGTAGATGGAGGAAAATCTACAACAATATTTGTGCGCGTAAGACATTTTAATTTTTCAATAACCCTCAATGGTGTTGTTCCAGCAGTTTTTAATACCGGATAAACATCCAATTGAGCCACGCCAGAAGTATTTCTTCCCTTGAAATAATATGAGGCAGGATCTCCAGTTCGAGCATCATCAAGGATTCCTGGGTCTTGGCTTATGATGGTCGCAAAATCAATAGCTTCAATTTCAATGTCATTGTAGGCAATCGAAAGCGGAGTTTCTACATTTGATCCAAGTGTTACAGTCCGATTTGTACCAAGCGAATATGTTGAGCTAGTAACAGTTTCACGCCAAGGCGCAAAATCCCATACGCGCCTGTAAGCCAAGCTTGCGGCTTTTTGCAGGAATGTGAGAGTTTCTGTATCTGTCTTTCCGATCTTCTGCCCTGCGTATTGGGCTATTTCAGATAGTGTCATTTAGCACCTCCGGCCAGACAGACTTGATTTCTTCGGGCGTGGTACCTGGTATTTCGGTTAAAGTTACATCCCTCAACGCCTGTTTTTTGCTGGCGATCTCAGCCTGTTTAGCTTGATCACCGGATTCAACAGCGCGCATAAAATCAATGTCGAGCGATGCAAGTTTGGACTTGCGTGCTTCACGCCACTTGTTCTTCCAAATTGCCTTTGCTTTATCTGCATTAAATTTAAGTCCACCATTTACTTCTAAAGCCATTGCAAATTCAATGTCTGTTGGAAATTGGGTGTTGTCGATTACAAGGCTTTCAACTCCATTAGGAATGTTTAATGCAATAAATTCTTGAATTTTAGAATCATCCTCAAGAAGTGGATTAATAATTTTAATTCCAGAATCGTTATTATGAATGATGATTTTAGCCATATTATGATCCAAATACTACGACTGAAATATAGGCCAAGTCCGTTTTGATTGCGCCTGTATCAGAAGAATAAATTCTCATTGATGATGCTGTTGTAATTTCAGCATTTAATACATAATTATATGTTGCACCATTTCCATCAACTGAAAAAGCCATTCCGGTTCCTATTGATGTATTGAAATTTACAGTATAGTCACCAGTATTATTTCTTGCTACCGAGAATATATTAAAAGAATTTCTTACAGCAAGTGTTACGTTTCCATTGAAATTAACCCATCCCTTGGCAACTCTGCTTGCAACATTCGTTGATTCACTTGTGCTTGTGGAAAGAGATCCGTAGTAAACGCTGTTTGTACCAATCGAGCCACCAACAGCAGATGTGCTTACCGATGTTACTCGGCCTTTGGCATCAATATTTATGATTGGATATGATGTTGCATCACCATAACTTCCAGATGTTGCACCGCTTGTAGAAAGCGTTCCGGTTCCGCTACTGATTGTAAAGTCACCGGCAAGTGTAGTTGTAAAATTACCAATTGTCCCTGTCGTGCTTTTTAGCGTTGCAATCGTTCCAGTAGTGCTATTGATTGCACCAGAGTAAGTGCCAACGCTGATCGTTGCCGTACTCGCCGTAAGCGTCTGGATCGTTCCATTGGTAATGCTGGCTCCGGTGGAATTGGTTGTACCGGCAGTAAGGTTTGTAATCGTGCCAAGCGTAGAAGTTGTTGTTCCAGCCGTAAGATTTGGAATTGTTCCTGTGGTAATTGTCGCGCCCGTGCTTAAGGTATAATTGCCCGTTCCATTTGTATAAAGCAGACTTTGTGCATTTACGTTTGTATATGTACCCGTGCTGAGTCCATCTTGAAACAATTCGCTTACAACAACAGACCTGGGGGCATCACTTGCCGTAAGGCTTGAATCTGCAATCAAAAGCTTGTCTGTTTGTTTTACATTTGTAAGGGCAGTTTGATCGGTAATCAAAGCCTGATAAACATCCAAGCCATCGACAAGGTTGTGCAACCCAGCGGAAGTAACTGTGCCATTGGTGGCGAACGTCTGTGAGCGATTAAATTTGATTGCCATATATTAAATATATCTAAATGCAGATGCGTGTAAAATTCCTGTTCCAATAGTACTTGCTGTATTTGAAGAACAATTAAGAATTGTATATCTGGCAACATTCGTTGCCTCTGTTCTTAGTGAAAGCAAAAGCCCACCTGGAGTTCCACCACTTGCTCCGGCAAGTGATGTCAAACCACCAAGAATAATATCGCTGTTCCCAATTCCGGTCATTGTAAATGTTCCTGTTGAAATATTTGAGCCATTTGTAGTTGTGTTAATATCCGAAATTGTCGCACCAGTAAATGCTGTGGTTGTGTAGGTCATTGAAGTAAGAGTTGACCCTGATGCACCAACCTTCAATGATCCTGTTGTAAACTGTCCGGAGAAGCTTCCAACTGTTCCAAATACTGTTCCAACGCTTTCTGTACCAATACTAGCTGTCGAGCATGACAACGTGCCAATTGTTGCAGTTCCGGTGGAAATTGTAACATGCGATCCAAATGTAACTGCGCCGAGTTGGAGCGGAATCGTGGCCGTGCTAATCGTAGCCGTGCTAATCGTGGCTGTTCCAATGCTCGATGTGCTATTTGAAAGCGTGCCAATAGTAATCGTTCCGGTGGCCGCTGTTATGGTTGATCCAAAAGTAACAGGCCCAAGAAGACGGCTATTGCTAGAAACTGTGAACGATCCGGTGCTTTGCACCTCGGATGTGGAAAGAGAAAGGGCTGATGTTCCTGAGCTATCCCCGCTGGTAATTGCTTGAAGAGATCCAGAAATAGGGCTTGTAGACGCAACTTTAAGAAGCTGTGGGTAGCTGGTCGCAATGTTCTGTGTACCAAGTGTAGGCATTTAATCTCCTATCCGTTAAAGCGGTTTTTAAGGACATCCCAGGCCATTGAACAGATTAGCCCAATCAAGCCAGCAACAGCCAGAAGCCTCGTCCGGAGGTGTTCCAGCGCAGATAATCTATTAGCAACATCCCCGTGGAAAGCAAGTGACCTTTCAATCATAGAGTATAATTGCATCTGCCTCTCCTCCATCCTGGCAAGCCTCTCCGATTGGGTGGCAATACGATCCTTGAGATCGGATATTTCATCAAGACTCACGACCCTTACCCTCCAGATACTTTAACGCCACAGCCAAATGAACAACAGCGTCCACAACCTCGTCCCGATCTCTGCCGTCCTCCACGATACGCTTGATTGAGCGATTCACAGACATGAGGTGCTTTACCTTGCCAATATACCTGGTTTCCTTGACCATGTTGTTGTTTTCTACCGCAAACTTTAATGCCTCCTTGAAACAGGCATATTCCGTGCGAGTCATCAAGAAACGCAAACTCAAATTGGTCAGCCAAATGGCGAGGCATTTCATTTTACTTTCCCCGCATCTTCGGCTGCACCCATATCGGAATAATTTGGCAGATTATTGTTATCTTGCAACTTTGATGAGCAAGAGGATAGGCAAATGCAAATTAGTGCTAGTTTAATAAATAGCATATTTTGTGTTTAGGTATGATTCGACTTGCTGGCGTTCTGTTTCAGTCACAGCACGATTGTACATTATAATTTCGGCTATTTGTCCGTAAAAATACTCTGCCGCATCAAATGATTGATTATATCCACCAATTTGTAAAAGCCCTGTGCTTGTTGCTATGTTCCCACCAATGCTGAATGTATCTGAAATACTTCCGTTGGAATAAACTAATTGATCTGAACCATTATAGGTCATTGAAAGTATTTTAGAAACTGAATCTGTAATATCTATTTGTGTCTGATAGTCAGACCAGCCTTCAATATTTTGAGAAAACGAAACAAACCCTCCATTAGTAGCTACCAATCCATACATAGCTTGATCTGTTTGCGATCCAGAATCTGCATTTTTTATATAAACAATGTTATTTCCAGTACCTTGTCCTAGATATTTTAAAACAATAAACACAGACATATTTGAAAAGTCTAAACTATTTGAGTCCGCAATCTGCATTACTTGTCCTTGACCATTAAACTCAATAGCTGGCTTTCCGTTTAGGAAGGAAGAAACAAATGTTGGCTCTTCACCAGGGTTTAGAATGCTTGCGTTGTTCCCATTTCCACTCTGATCTGCCCAAGATGTTATATAATTGCTTTGAGCTGTTGTATTTGTAATTGTTCCAGTTGGAACTGCTGTTGGATTTGAAGTAACTCCTGTAGTTCCTCCGCTTATTGAGGCTGTTTCAGTAGAGTTGCTAACCCATGATCCACTTGAAAATACTGCTAAATTTTCAAATAATTCACTTGTATCTGTATTATATGCAGAAAATGCAAATGAACTAGGAGAACCTTGTATATAAAAATTCCAATTTCCATCTTGCCTTAAAAATTGATAGTCCCAAGGATCATTTATTTGATCATAAAAACCATTAGCACCCGAATAATCGCCAGTTATTCCAGATAAAGTTGGACCTCCTGTATATACAGCTCTATCTACATTCCAATTTATTCCATCGTATGATGAAATTATTGATCCATCATCCAAATTTAATGTATAATTATTATCAACATTAGAATATCCAATACTTCCAATATTATAAGAGTTTGGTAAATTATATCCAAAGTTCCAACCTGGATCGCCAGAGGCATTATATGTACCATTACCATTGCTTCCTCCAGCTAGTACTATCCTTGATACATAATTATAAGAAAATTTGCTTATTCCAGCATCAGCTTTTAACCACAAAGATAAACCAGATTGAGGTATTGGAGACGCAGTTCCCCTATGTCTAAACATCTTCCTGTTTATAGGAAGTGGGCAAACTGTTGAATACAGAGGCACAACGTACCTCTAGCTTAATACTGTAACTTTAGCTGTTCCAGCCGAACCAAATATTCCACCAATAAGTCCAGTATAATTCATTGGAATCTCGTAATATTCACCGCTACCAATACTTACTGTATAAGATGATGTAGATGTGGTTTGCGTTCCCAGGGTAACGTAAAGTCTTCCAGCACCTTCATTAAAAATAGTGCATCCAAGTCTTCCTGTGGACGATGTGGCAACTGTTCCATAGCTAGTAGATGTAAAATCTCGTGGGCCGGTTCCACCAGTTGTAGCATTTGGAAGTCTAATGCCATCGGCAACATCAGCTTGAAGTGTGGTAAGTAATGCCTCAATGTCAGCTACGTTGACATTGATTGCCATCGTCCCGCCACTAAGGGCATCAATAATAGCATTCCATTGCCGTCCCATTTAGGACTCCTTAATCTTTGCGGACGTAAATTGCCATCGCGCCGCCAGTAAGAGCAACTTGGTCGATGTCACCGTAAACGGTAACTCCGGCATTAAATGTTGCAGTTGTGGTTGCGTTGCTTATGACAAGGGTTGCGGTAGAAAGCGTAAGAGCAGTCACCGCATCGTAGCTTCCAGTATTAGTGGAAGCTGACGATGCAATGATTGTCCCACCATTACCAAGCGTAAGGCGAGATAAGAGGCGCATTAGAACAATGGAATCTTGTAGGTAACGCCGTTGACGATAACGCTCAAGCCGTTAGCAGTCGCAGCGGCAGAACCGAAGGTTCCGGTGGTAGCAATGGTCGTGATGTCCCAAACAACTGCTTGGGCAGCCGTGTCAAGCTTGAGGGGTTTACCCTTGGCTTTGCGCGGGCTTCGTGCAAATTCATTGGCCATATTTTTTTCTCCTTAAAGTCGCACGTTTGATGCTATCTGGCGTGTATTGACTCTTAAATCTACTGCCAAGCTTTTGTTCCTGGCGGTAGTACCCCTTCATTAAGTTTGTTTGATTGACTCCCAGCGGGTTGTCGAGGGGTTCGCCAACCCCCACTAGGGCCAATCTTTGCGGGACGGTGAATCGTTTAAGATAACGCGGGACAGAGTCCCGTTCGGCTACTGCCTTTTCCAGTTCGACAACATTACCATTTCTGGTGTCTTCGTACTGGTAAACTGGCATATCAGCTATAGTTCTTCTTGTCTGATTCTCTCGCCAACTTCATCATCTTCTCTTCTTCGGTTGAAGGAGTTTCGCCTTCAGACATATCTTCCGAATTGTCCTGGGGCTTGTTCTCGCTCATGGCATGCTCCACGCTGACGTGGGCAATACCATTTTCAATCTTGTAAACCGTTCCGGAGAGTTCAACAGAATCACCGACTTCAGGGGCAACATTGTCGCTACCATCAGTCATTTCAAACTTAGATAGCGGAAGCATCACCATTCCTGATTTCATCATTTTTTCCATTGGTTTATCCGATGAAGGAGAAGACGGGGAGGTTTCACCCTCCCCGCCTTTCCGAGGTCCCATACCAATAACTAGCATGGTTCCCATTTAATTATTAGCTGTAGTTCGACTTCGAGAAGATCACTCGGAAGAACCGAGGATCAAGCTGTTTAGCCGCGTAGAACGTCTTGAAGGACGCTACGATACGCTGATTGTACGGGTCGCTCTTGTCTGCTGCATCGAGGATCGACACCTTCGGAGCGAAGGGCGAGCCGGAGGCCGCAAGGGAGGACAGGCTGGGAACGCCGAACGCGCCACCACCGAGGAGGACGTTAGCATAGCCAGGTGCGCCTGTGCTGGTCGAGTCAGTAACTCCAGCGGCGGCAGTAGCAAAGGTCTGGACGTTGGTCGAAGAAATGACCGACACGCCGAACAATTTGCCCGTTTCGCCTTTGAAGATTTGTTCCGGAGCGGAATAGCTCGAAACCTTCAACCAATCATCGTCCTGCTGCAGATCGCGAATAACGGCAGGATGCGCAACAAGCGCGTAGCCGTCCTTGATCTTGGGGGCGCGGGAGATGAACAGCGAGGTGGCACCATCGAGCAAGTCGGTGGCAGTCATCGCGCTGTTTGCAACGGAGCTAGTAGCCCAGGTCGTTCCGTTGGTGCTGTTCTGAGCATAACGGGAATAGGACTTGGTGGCTACACCGGTTCCGGTGCTGGTCGAGGAATCCTGCACAATCGCGCGGTGACACAGGGTGTCAGCGTGAAGGGCAGCATCTTCGCCAAGTTGTTTAGTGGCCTGGGCGAGGTGGCTGAACAATTCGGTGGCCAAAACGACATCGGTCAAGATGATTTTGGAACCGTACTGCACCAGCGTGGCTTCAACCGAGGACAGCGTGAGATCACGTTCGTCACCGGAAGTAGGAGTCGTTCCTTCAGAGATAGCGGAAATAGCAGTAATGCTAGGATCGCTAAACCGGAAGAATCGGATTGTTTTGTTTCCACCCGTTTTGGTCGGGTAGGGGGTTTTCTGAGCGAACTGCTCCATCTGGAGCAGGGGGATCGCACGTTCCAGCAACGCCTTCGAGAAGTACGTCTGGAACTGCGAGGTTACTGAGCCTGTAGTTACCATATAATTAAATATCCTTGTTTGTTATGACTACTCAGCTTCTGTCAACTTCACTTGCCATCCTCATCAATTCCTGTTCCTGCTCGTCAAGAGACAGGTCATTAAAAGATTTGACCTTGGATGGACCTTTGGGTTGTCCAGATGCCGGAGTAGTCGCTTTTCTGAGTTGAGAAATTTCTTTCTCATACTCTGCAACCTTTTTCTTCAAGTCGGAGGCGGACTCCGCCTGGAGCTTCACTTTTGCAATTCCAACCGCATCCCTAATACCCGCTGGGTAATTACGAAGGATGGCGTGGTCTTGCAACATCTGCGAAACGGTTTTATAGAGCGAGCTATTGGAATCCTTGAGTTCCGGATTGGCTTCCACCTCATCAAGCAAATTTTTATCCCAAGCAGACTTTAATTCCGCTTGAGTCTTTTGCTCAATTTCTTTCCGGTCTTCAGCTTCCGATTCGGCTGCTTTTTGTTCAGCGAGTTTTGCAAGATCATCACGGCCTTCATCACGGTAGCTCTTTGCCGCTTCCCGATAATCTTCCGCGCTAAACCTGCGATTGCTCGTCCTTGTCTCGCTTTGAGGAGTCTCTGAAGTCTTCCTTGCTCTTTCGGCCTCGATCTGCTCTCGTTCAGCTTTGATTCTGGCTTTCTCTGCTCGGACATCTTCCCACTCCTTCTCAAGTCGAGACTTAGCCTTTTCGTAGCGAGTAGGCTTCCTTTCGGAATCCGACTCCGACTTGTTTTCTGAAGGTTGCGTTGTTAAAGAACTTTTGTCTTCTTTGGATTTCTCCTTGGAAGATGAATCCTCATCCGAGGATTCTAGTTTTGTTTTTTCGGCTTCTTCAGCAGGCGCGGGGGTCTGCTCGGTATCTCCGCTAGCCTCAACCGGTGCTTCTGTTTCTACTTTGGCTTTTTCGTCTTCCTTGGTCCTGGGAGTAAAATCCAGTCCCTCGTCAGCCGCTTGCGCCATTGCCAATACATCCGCCTCGGTCAGGTTGTTTGAATCTGCCATTTGACCCTTTCTTACACTTTTCGGTAGGGAGTCATTCTACCTAAAGGTTAGTCGACTACTTGTTCATCCGATCCATCCCCGTAGTCTGGAATGGCGGAGTTAAAGTGCTGGGATGCCAACGACTCTAAAGTCGCCACACATCCCCTAAAGCCTTTAGCATAGCCACAAGCGTCCGCAAGAGCTTCTGGTTTTTTCATCACAGCAGTTGAGTTTTGACGCAAAGTTAAGTTTAAAAGGATTAAGCTAAGACGCTTTCCTGTTGGCGTACCCAGGAATGCTGTCCATGTCTTTTCGTCCTCATCTTCCCATTTGGGTTCGTTAACCCACTCTTGTTCGCGTATAAACGCAAGTGCTGCCTTTAGCTTTCTCACTCTGAAAACCCACCTTTCTTGGCTTTCATCATGCGCCAAATCTTGGGTTTAATGGTTGAATCCTTCTTGCTTCGGCTTGTCCCTGCCTTTTTACGGGCATTCATATTTGCATATAAACCTTTTTTCATATGCCTATTTTACCACATCCATATCTTTGGACAGCTTTATCGCCCAGGAGTCACCATTGAATAAGGTGTAATCCTTATCGCCAATCTCTTCTTTCAGAGCTTTCTTTACAGATTCCCAACTCCAATCGTGACCAGCCATAATACCGCCGTCTTTAAGCTTTTTGCGCCATCCTTTTAGGTCAGCCAATACGCCTTCGTACCTGTGGTCTCCGTCAATATAAACCAAATCGCATGATGCATCCGGAACAAACTCCAATGCATCCAGGCTTTTACCCCGACTAAACATGACATTACCAAGGCCCTTGGTACGTTCTTGGAATGCTTCAAATACAAACTTCATCGGGCATTGTTGACTTGCCCTATCCTTAATATCGTATCCGTTTAACCAAGGATCTACGGCAAGGATTTCCTTGAAATACTTGGCTAAAACAATTGTTCCTTCGCCACTATACGCACCAATCTCTATCGCCTTGCCCGTGGCACCTTGCTCATTTGCCCACTTGCAAAGATCAGCCAAGCCTTCCTGTTGGAAGGCATCCCGCATTACCGGAACTTTCAACCTTGCATCGGACCGGCTTGTTGGCCTTGCATTGCACCAGGAGGCAATTGTTGCACCTGCTGTTGCATCTGAGCCTTGCCTGCATCACGAAGCTGTTTCTGGATCGCGCGTGCTGTATTAGGATCAATTTTCTCAAGAGCAGCCAAATGCTGTTGTAAATGTGCCATCAGAACCTGCATTGCACTCTGATCGACCTGTTGCTGCCGCTGTTGAGCCGCCTGGTTAAATGCGAACAAAACCGATATATGCGCCTTGTGATCATCGCTAGGCTTGATTGCGACAGGGAATCCGGTTGCGAGCATTGTCGCAATTTCAGTCGCTTGATCTTCAGACTGATCTCCTGATGCCTGATTAGGATCTTGGAATAGTCTGCGTACAAGGCTGGGGTCATCTTGTTCAAGAACAGATTTAACCAGTTCTGCCTGGTTGACAAAAGGATTATTTTGGAACATCTGCATGCGAGAAACAGATTTCTGCAAAGCAAACTGACGGTTTACAAAATCCAATCCACCCTTGGGTTCAATTGAATATTCGTCATGGATGCCTTCCGGAGGCATGGAGCCGGTTTCCTCGGCATACCGATACATCAAATCTTTCTTGTTGTACTGCGTGTAAAGCGACCATGCCTGCTTGAATAGATGGGCAAGACCCATCCGGAACATGCGATTGCGGAGGTCACCGGATGCGGCTGCTTGAGACTGCAATGCTTGAATTTCCGTAGCAGTTTTTCTATCGCTGATTTGAAATTGAGATCCAGCACCAAAATCCGGATTGCCCATGCGCTGCTCGGACAGCAAACGTTCTTCAAGCATCAACTTTTGGAAATCAAATGGTGGCTGACCAAATTGAACTGGCTTTAGTCCTTGGGGCAGAATCTGCCCTGGTTGCATCTTAAGATTCGATGTATTCAGCGAGATCGGATTCTGTGCCTCGAAAACGGGTCGGTTGGCCAGTTCAACGTAATCGGAGAGGGAGTTCTTTAGTTTATTTAGTAGGTTCTCGTTCGGGAGCAGGATCTCTGCAACGCCTCTCGGACTGTACCAACCGCCCCCTGTGACCTCATAGGGGAAATCTACAAAAGGTGGCTCGCCGTGATTATACGGCAAAATGAATGGCTTGCGGATGTCTTGATCTAGGACAAGCGGACTAAACGTCTCGACCTTCCATCCGTCTTCCGAGGGAGTATGCATCTCCCAAAGAATGATGCGATCATTCTCAGCTTCCTGAGTAATGCCTTCCCGTCTATAAATCTCGTTTTGAATTTCACTTCGTAAGCCCACCGATTTGGAGGGTTTACCAGAAATTGTCCGGATAAACTGGTCGTCCTGGTAGTAAAGCGAATTTGCCTTATAGGAATCGACACTTGTCGAGATGATGTGAACGATGAAATCTGCATCTTTAAACTCCTTTGTCTGAGGAGGAACAATAATGTGAAATGGGTCAATTGCCTCAAACTGAATTTGTTTCTTATCTTCATTCCAAGTAATCTTGGATACACCGCGGCCATAGAGCAAAATGTGGTCAATTACCGAAACAATCTCTTTCTGAAAGTTGGTGCGTTCGCGCATGTTGTAATCAAACCAACGCTCGGCGGAAACTGTCAAAGGTGCCAACTGCTGGCGCATCGGGACAAAGCTGGATAGAATGTCGTTCCCAATTGCGCTGTTTACAAAGGAAGGCTTTAGCTTTTCAATTGCTGTGTCGATTAGCTGAACGTGAAGATCAGCAGCAGTAGGCCAAGGCTTGACTCGCCTGCGCACGCCAAAGTAACGGGCCTGGTAAAACAACCGTTGCCGGTTCTCCCAGGTCTCGCGCTGGTTCAGCGCATTGATAATGCGCGTGTAATACTTTGCCCTGCGCTCGTCTTTGTCTGAAATAGCGGACATTGATTAAGCCAGGGTGAGAAGATATTTAAGTTGGTTTAGATCGCCCAAGATTGCATCGCGAATGTTGAGAAGATCAGTTGATTGATCCCCAACAATTTCATTAAACCTTCCGGACAGGAATTTGATCAAGTTGTTTGTAAACGCAACGCAAGACTCAAGGTTCATATAGTTTTGAACCTTATAATTAAATCCATTGCTAGGAATAATCCGACCATAACGACCCATGAAGGTTTCAATCAATTCATCAATGTTGTCATTGAGTGAATCATAAATTTTCATAAACGCCTTGTGCTGGCTGTATGATTTGGTCTGCCAATGAAAAATCCTGTACTGCTGTTGAGCGGTGACAAGTACTGTCAGCAATTCCGCGCCGCCCTGTGCATTTGATTTGCCTTCGCTCATGTTCCCGTACAAAGACGAAAATTGTGAATCCATCGGGTTAATTTCATTTGATGCCATATTATTTGTTCCTCTCGGTTTGAAGTTCGTATGAAAGATCGTTGACTGCGTTTAATGCTTTCCTAGCCCACTCGCGTGTTCCAGGTGTCCCTCTTCGGATTTCAATGTAAGTAGGATCTTTCATAAGGTCTTCAACCATTCCCGATGTGTTTGTCACCGGACTTGTTGTCGCGCACCCACCAAGCATTAGGACCAAGATCCCGATTAATGGCATCGCGATTATGCCGCCATTCACCTTCAATGTTCTGGACTCGCTTTTCCTTCCAACCTGGAATGATGCGAAACACGGCTGCGATGATCTCAAGGATTGCACGCAGCACAAAATCAATTAGTCGATTTTAAGACCAACCGACTTAAGAAAGCTAACAACCTTATCAAGGATAGAGTCATCAGCCGGAGTAGGCGTAAGTTTAACGATGATGCGAGCAGACAGAACAATGCCACCAACAGCGGCAACGATGCTGGTCCAATTCGCGGTAATCCAATTCCATACATTCATTGTTTATCCTCCTGGGTCAAATCCGGCCATAACGGGGTCGTGTGCCACCATCATGTCCTGAAGTGACCTCCAAGTTGGACGCTCTATCTGGAAAGTCAAGTCCATCCCTATGTTTGAAGGGCTAAGGCACAAGGCAAGGGCATCCGCCCTATCCGGTGATGCCAATCCCCTTGCGCGCATGGAGTCCTTGGATTCCACACCAAGTTTGCCCTTGCTGTTTGTGATTGTCCGCCTGCATGTCAATTGAGCAGTTAAGTCCTCGTCTTCCGGCAAAATGATCTCGGCATCCTCGATCTTCTTTGCCATGCCGTACCACATCTCGGCTGACCGGTTGGTGTAGGCATTGTTGTCGTATGCCGTGCCACCAAAGTTGACCCTGTTGACTACCCATCCAGACTCAGCCAGGGCATCGCACATAACCATTCCCATGCCACTTGCGTCAGCGTAGATGTTGCTTGCTTCCAACCCTGCCTTCTTAAATTCCACGATAAACCTACCCACAGCCGCCATCGTATCCTTTTCGCGCCATGCAATCATGGGCAGGATCTTGTTGCCATCGCTTATGCAGATCACGTTTTGATCGCCTCCGGCGGCAAAGTCTACGCCAGCCATCCTTACCCCTGGCTTGAATCTAGGTGGTGAGTTATAGCAGTTCTGAAGTTGGTTTAGGTTAATGACCAGGCTTTCGGCACCTATGTCCACAAACTCGCCGTAAATCATGGAGCGGGTCAGCGGATGCTTCTCGCCATACCGCTGGATCACCTCGTCAATCTGCGCCTTGGTTATATGTGGGCAGTCAAAGGCTGTGACAGCGTGCTTCTGCCACATTGCTGCTTCCTTGGTAAATGCCCTGTAAAACGCACCGCTGGTACCTCCAGGGCTGGATGCGATTAGTAAGCGGGTTGGTTGACACCGGCTGATCGCCTCAAATAGCGGGTCTGCTACAGTCTTGGCTTCGTCAACGACCATGAGCAATGGGTGGTATTCGTGGTCTTCTGCATGCCAACCTTCAGCCCTACCAGGATCTGTCGCTGAGTAGCCTATAATGCGTGATGTATTGCCGTTAGGGTGAAGGTAGCGGATTTCGCCGGATGTGACCTCCCAATTGCCACCAAGCTTCGCAATGTGATTGCGTAGGCTGGGCCAAAGTTGGCTTTCGACCTGGCGGAAAACGCCAGCAGTAGTTACAGCGATTGAACGCGGGTAAACCAGCGCGTGCCATATTAGAATTGCTGAAATTACCGTGCTTGTCTTGCCGGAGCCGTTGGCTGCACGCAGGGCTACGCGACAGTCTCTTGGCTCTAAATCGCGTAATACCTTTCTTTGCCATTCATAAAGATTAATGCCCAATACGTTAGATGCGAAATTTACTGGCCTGGATAGATCAAGCAGAATCTCTTCTTGGCTACGTTGGGGAGGCTTTGGCATTAGTGTAAGTTAAGACCTCTTTTTGTTTTGAGCCAGAATAATTTAGGGGGGTATATGCGTATTAAATTGCGGCTGGGGGCTGGGCGGTGGGCGTGGTGGTGTATTTGGCTAGGCTCTCTACCCTTGGCTTCCGGCGGCGCATGCTAACTTTTCTAGGCTTAAGAATCTTAGTTGGCGTTGTAGTGACAGTAGTTTGCGTGCCATTTGTCGCACAATAGCTATTGTCTTGAATTGTAGGTGCCGGATTATGCTTAACTATTTCCGCATCAATCACTTGTGCTTTTTTCCTGCCTGCAATGCCTGCTAATAATTGCGCAAGGTTTCCGCCTATTTCGTGCGTAACTCCTTGCGTAACATTCAGCCGCGCAGAGGGTTGCGCGTAATTGTAGACTCTCTCTGCCATCCATGCTTTAGCTTGCCATGATTTCTGGCCGGCAAGCTCTATATCGCGAAGTAAGGAAAGCTCATGCTTTTTTCTGGCGGTTTCCACTCTTCGCGCGAAGTCCGGCCGCCTACTGACCCAAGTTTTAATCGTGGACGCATTTACGCCAACAAGCCCACCGGCTTTTTCTATTGTGAATCCTGAGCCGCAAGCCGCAATTATTTCTTCCGCTATTTTATCCGTGAAAATTGTCTTCCCGTTTGCCGCTTTTTCCACCGGTGAATCATTCACCAGGCTATTAGAACCGCTGGTTTCATCCATTAGAAAAGTTTATACCATATTATGAGACAATAAAAAGCATTGCTATGCCTAAGCCGGTTGAGTATGTTGCCCATGTCGAGGGAGAATCCGCTTGGAACTCCCAAGGCAAAAAATAAAAAGGAGAAAAGACAACATGGACAAAAAATTCTACAGACTCACAAGGGAGATTGAAAATCCAACCCATGACGGCCGCAGAAATTATGGAATTGAAAAGTATGATACTTTTCCCAAGGGGAAAATTATTGAATTGGTGGACATGCAAAAAATGTGGGATTTAAAGACTCCCCGTTTTAAATATAAAATTGTAATGCCCAACCGCGAAAATCACGATATTCATTATTTTGATTTAGATACGTTTGAAGGGGTAATTTGTGAGACAACTCCAACGCCGGCTGAGGAATTCATTTATGAATTCGACATATATTACGCGCGCGGCTTATTTTTTAAGGCATTAGAATGTGGCATTCTTTCCATGGATGCCGTTCGCAAGTTGGATGCGATCATCGAAGAGGAAGAAAGAATAAAGCATGAAAAAAGAATGGCTAAGATGCATGAAAGCATTGCAAGTCAAAATGAGGTGCAAAAATAACATGACAAAAAAATATTTATTACAGATTGCCCTGGACGCGCAGAGGGAGCTTACAAAATCAGAGGACATCTTGGAACACGAGTGCGGTTCCCGTGTTTCATCGTGTTCCTTGTCTTATGATGTTGGATATTGGCAAGGCCGCTTGGATTTGCTTAAAGCCCTCACCTTGTCGAAAAGATTAAGGGGTGAGAAATGATCGCGCCTAAAATTATCGGTTTTAATGATGCGCCGCCGCTGGTTCATTTTACTGCGAGTAGCGCAAACGTAAAAATCGGGCCTATGCCAGCCACAACGTCCGGAAGGTCAACTTGCCCTGACGCTTGCCCTTTAAAGCGTAGCAATGGCGGGGGATGTTATGGGGAGTCCGGCCCCATGATTTTTCACTGGAATGCTGTTGACCGCGCAGAACGTGGGACAACGTTCGAAGGGCTATGCGAGGCAATCGCCAAGCTTCCCGCCGGTCAAATATGGCGACATAACCAAGTGGGCGATTTGCCCGGGGAAAATAATCAGGTCAACGGCGGCTTACTCGCCAAGCTTGCCCATTCCAATCGTGGGCGGCGCGGTTTCACTTACACCCACAAGCCGGTGTTAGATTCGCAGGATAAGGCCGCCGGTAAAAATCGCGATGCCATCGCCAGCGCGAACCGCGAGGGATTCGTGATTAACCTATCCGCAAATAGTCTTGCGCACGCTGACAAGTTGGCGGCGTTGAATATCGCGCCGGTTGTCACGATCCTGCCAGCCGGAGTTGAAGACAATACCCAAACGCCGGAAGGGCGGCGGGTTGTCGTTTGTCCATCGCAAAAGCGTGACGGCGTGACCTGTTTAACGTGCCGCCTATGCTCTCGCGGCGATCGTTCGGTCATTGTGGGATTCATCCCGCATGGAACTTCCAAACGGCGCGTTGCGCAGATTGCGAGCGGGTCATGACATCCTACGCCGTTTACAACTCACAAGGCCAATTTTTCGCGCGGTTCACATCTTACCGGCGTGCGCTCGTGTGGGCGATACGTAACGGGATGGAGTGGACGGCGGAAATAAAAAAAGAAAAGGAGATACAGAAATGAACAAAAAGCAGATACAGAAAAAACTAGAAGAGCGGGTCAAGGCAGAACTTGAACCGGTTGACGTTGATCAAATATACCGCGATATGTTGGACGATTGCGAACCGGAGGTAAACGTTGCCGGTTTGTCGTTTGTCCCGTCACGAGTTGTTGAGGAATTAGATCCTGTAGCGTTCCGTTGCGGAGTGAATGATTATGTCGATTCCTTGGTGGGTGAAAGCCTATCGGAGGAAATTGACGGGAATCATTACAACCTCGAAGAAGTAAATGAGATTCTAGAAGAAATAGAATCGGAAGATGCGGAAGAGGTGACGAAATGAACGTCCCATATATATTTGCAAACGGACTTGTTTGCGGCGTAGTTCTCGCCGCGTTCGTCTTCTTCATGGGAAAGAAGTAGTTTCCCCTCGCTTTCCCCCGTCATGGGGGGAAGGAGAGGTGAAGCCGTTCGGCTTGCCTAAATAAACAAAGTAAACGGAGGAATAGAAAATGAAATGGAAGATTCAAACGGCGGCACCTTGGGGACAATGGGCGGACCTTAAGGACTCGGAAACACTCAAACCGGCCCTATATACCAAGGATGAAGCGGAGCGGGAATTGCGCGAACTTGGCGGCCGGCGTGCCGGTTATATTGTAGTAAGGGAGGACGTTGAAGAAACGTTTAATATTTATGAATAAATCATGGCCTATCTATAAAACCGGTGACATCGTTCGACATTCAGCGCACTTTTTGCGGTGCGTAGGATGGCATACAAACGTGCCTAAAAATGGCATCGTTCTTTCTATTGATAATTTTAAGGACGTTGGGTGTGATTTGGGGCGGCAGGTTTGCAAAGTAAAATGGAGCGATGGAAATGAAGGTTCCATCCTTTCGGTCAACTTAACTAAAAGTAAATAATTAAAATCCGGCAGGCTAATCCCTGCCGGATTTACATTTAAAAATCTTGCCTAGTAAACGGAAGCGCAGATGCGGGGCGCATAACAAACGGAAGCGTAGGCATTTTTATTTACAACAAACGGAGGCATAGTCATAAATAAACAAATGAACAAAAATCAAATCTTAAAAGAATACTTTTCCCAAATCGGGCGTAAAGGCGGGAGCGTCAAAGGTCCGCAGAAGGTAAGACCAAAAGAACATTATCAGAAGGCGGTAGGAATCCGCTGGGCTAAGTATCGGGAGCGTCAAACGGAAGCGCAGCCACCTAAATGGTAGGATAGATAGCCCTATAAGGATATATAAAAATAGCCTATAAGGGCTATATAAACGGTAGCCTAGCGACCTATCCGGCAACAGCAGGCTCGGTTACCCAATGGCCTGTTAGGGATAGGTGGTGGCTCAACCTTGAACTTAACGCTATGCTCTGGCTGTCCTCTACTTACCTTGCCACTAAGACGCTTTCTAGGCCTATCCTGACTCGATTTTAGGCCATCCTGAGGCCTATTCTTGCCTTCCTTTACTGCTTTACGTCTCATCTACCTCATCCCCATCAAAGTCCTTAGGAATCGAATCCTTGAGCGATTGTAGGTCCTTCTGGTGCTTCCTGAAGAACAACGACAGCCTAGCCACAGCCAAACTAATCTCCGCCCACTCGGTCTCAAACACCTCGAAGCTGCAATTGTTCTCCATGTCATTCACAAGCTGGCACAGCAAACGGAGGACTGCATGCAACTGCGCATTCTCTGCGTGCAGCAGCCGGATATACTGCATCTTCAGCCTATCTGAGTCTTTCACCTGGTTATTGTAGCACACTGGCTCGCACCCTTTTCAATTAAAAGTGAATCGCACTACGGGAATGAGCGTAGCGGTAGGGTAGGACGGACTAAGGAGTCCTACCTCTACATTCCCTCCGTGATTTTCTTTCATATATATATATGAGTCTGACTGCTCTATAAATGACAGTGAAATGACAGGACCTAGAAAGTAACTTGGTTGGCAGTATACAAGCCGTTGTCTGACAATATCTTCTTGGCCTTTGACAGTCTCTTTAAATGTCGATAGAAGGTTGACTCTGAAACTTCCAGTTTTTCCATGATATGACGGGCCAAATCTCCGGCCAGCCATTCCTTCGATCCCATCTCGCCAAGGAACCTTTTATCGTCAACTGCCTTGTGCGCTCCTGGTTTCTTCAGCTTATCCGGATTGAGATTAAAGTTCTGCCGGAACAGCGGGTAAGACCATTGGACTACGAAGGCATCCATAGGTGAGAAGTTCCGGAGCGTCACCTCACAGGTGAAGGTGCGCTCATCCTCTTCATGCGGTGTCAAGACCACCAAGCTATCTGGGTTTCGCGCAAAAACACCTGACCCGCTGAACCTATCAATCGCCTCGCTTCCGCTCTTGTTACCCTTGCTGAAGTGATGTGACAGGATGATTGATAGGTTGTGACGGGTGGCAAGGCACTCAAACTCGTTCATCAGGCTTGACATGTCTCCGGCTGAGTTCTCATCCCGCTCGCCCATGAGCATGTAGTTAGGGTCAAGGATGATCGCCTGGTACCCGCGCCCCTCAATCTGCTTCTCGATCATGGGTCGGATTAGGGTTAGGTCAGCGGCATGCCCACGGAGAGTCCAAACATCAAAGTCATCGACCTTACCTTCCAATCCCTTAGCCTTGATTACATCCGCCAACCTGTTGCGGAAACTCCACTCTTGGATCTCGAAATTAATAAACAGCACGCGCGCCTGGTGCGTCTGCTGTCCCCACCAAGGCACACCGGCATGGAGCGACAAGGCTAGGTCAATCAGCGACCATGACTTGTAAGCCTTACTGCCACCGCCCAGGAGCAACTTGCCACCTCGGTGAAGCATCCCATCAATTAAAACCTCCGGAGCAGGCATGTCTTCACGCACCAACTCTAAATATGATTTGATCGGAGGCCATTCCTCGGTCTTTGGTTTCAGTCCTAGTGCTACTGCTGGCTCAATCATTTCCCCTCCTTGCAGAACCATAGAAGGCTCTGTGTTTTGTCTTCTCTTTTTGCCCCTGCCATCCTCACCGGCTGGCTAGGCTTGAATGTCGCAGGATCGCATCCGAGCGGAACAAGAAAAGCTTTTAATTGATTCTCCCATTCCTGCTTTACCGGACTCTCAAACCATCCGTGCAAACTCTTTCCGGCTGTGTCAACGATGGCGTGAAGCTTCATCCGGAACAGGTCACGCATAAGCTGGAACACCGCGCCGATCTCGGGCTTGGTCAAGACATCCGACTCTACCACCAGGTACCGGCGCACTTCCACGTTGTCATTAGCTCTGCTAATAGTTCCAGACTTGAATACTGCTCCGGTTGTAAACTGCCCCACCGGCTGAGTCAGCCTCATCCAATCCTCAACCCGCTGGAAGTTCTTTGGATGGTTACCGCTATCCTTGACCGCCCCAACCCACACAATGTCATCCGGCTTAAACAGCGACAATATCCCGTGATAGTCATTAAACCCATCTAGCCCCTGGGGGCTGCTCTCAAACATATCTGCAGGGTCCCAATTGTAATGGGTCAAGTACCTAGA